GAACAGCGGCAACCGGAACAGCGGCAACCGGAACAGCGGCAACCGGAACAGCGGCAACCGGAACAGCGGCGACTGGAACACTACATCCTTTTCCAATGGCTGTTTCAATACGGTATCGCCCAAAATCTATATGTTCAACAAGCCTACTGACTGGACGTTTGAGCAGTGGTTTAGCTGCCGTGCCCGGCGTTTGCTGAACGAAATTGACGATTGCCCGCTTGAGTACGTCTATCTGTCTGATATGACCGATGAGGAAAAGGCGGCGCACCCTGAAGCTGAAACGACTTGCGGTTATTTGAAGGAGCGCACCACAGCGGACAACGCCCGGAAGTGGTGGGCGGGGCTCAGTGCCGATGATCGAAACGTTATTTTCGGGTTGCCGAACTTCGACGCGGCGATTTTCAAAGAAATCACGGGGATTGACGTAATCAAAGACTGATACACTTCAAGAGCTGCGCTATCGGGCTATACGGGCGTGCAAGGAAGGAGGTGAGCCGAAACGAAAGAGATAGAAAAAAAGAGTCTAATTCTCTACAAGTCATGGAAAAAACCGCTGCGTCGACTATCCTTGGAACAAAAAGGCCGCATTTTTGAGGCGCTGCTCGATTTTCCTGAACAGCCGGAATTTGAAGACCCGATGCTTGTGATGGCATGGGACTTTATGGCTGACGCTCTGGAAGAAAACGATAAAAAGTGGGATGAAATGCGAGAAAAGCGTTCCGCTGCAGGGCGAAAAGGTGCAGAAGTAACAAACGTCAAACGTCAGCAAAACGCGGCAAATCCGGCAAATGCCGATTTTGCCGGGCAAAAGCAGCAAAACGCGGCAAATCCGGCTGTATCTGTATCTGTTAATGTTAATGATACTGTTAATGCTATATCACCTAACGGTGGTGTATATAATAGCGCCGCCCCCGCCGCAGTTGACGTAGAACTTTCTAAAATCGTCCAGCATTATCAGCAGGCCGTTGGGGACTTCCCACGCTCTGCACAGGACAAGCTGCAAAAGTGGCGGCAGGAGTATAGCACAGAGATGATCCTGCTGGCCATCGACAAAGCCGCAGAAGCTGGGAAGAGGTCATGGAACTACATAAACGGCATTCTTTCCGGGTGGCAGCGGGATGGCATTCAAACGCCGGGGGACGTTTTGGCAAATGAACAGAACAGGCAGAACCGGCCGAACCGTAAGCAACCGGCTGAAACGGTTGACGACCAGCTTGCCCGGGTACTGGCAAAAATGGATCGAGAAAGAGGGTTTGAGACATGACACGGGAGGACGTGGCAAAGCTGATCCGAATGAATTTCACGCTGTATAAGCTTGGTGCAAAGCCTCTGACCGACGAGGAGATGGAAACCACCATCGATGTGTGGACGTACCAGTTTGGCGACTACGACGGCGATACTGTCAAGCGGGCTTTTCTGGCGGCGAACCGGGTGTGCGTCTACCCTATTACGGTAGCTGACATCTTTAAGCAGCTTTCCCAGAGCCTTGACCCTTCTGCCGAGTGGGATGCTCTGGCCGCTGCCGCGCATAAAGCACAGACGTTTTTGAGCTGGCGCAAGTTCCCTATGGTCATTGGCATTGACGAAAAGGGCGGTCTGTTGCGCAGCGATGGGCAGAAAGAGCTGCAAGCCCTGTATGACCAACTCCCCCCGGCGGCAAAATCCTATGCCGGGAGCGTGGGAGGGCTTGCGGAGCTGGCTGAAATGCCGGATCTTACATACCGCCGTGCCGAGTTCTTGAAGCAGGCGCAGGCCGATATCACCACCGCCCCGCGTGAAGCTGCAAGGCTGCGGGCGAGCGAGCCGACGAGAAAGGAGGTTGAAGGATGAAGGCTTTTGAACCCTGCTTTCACTGCCCCGACCGGCACCCGATCTGCCACGACAGCTGCCCACGGTACGCCGAGTACAAGCGCCAGCTGAAAGCACAGCGCATCTACACCAACGGAAACCACGCGGCAGAGCGGATCAGCCGCAACGATTTCGACAAAGAAGGATGGATGGGAGGAAGAAAACGATGAAAGTGCTTATCGCCTGCGAGGAATCGCAGGAAGTGTGCAAGGCGTTCCGGGCAAAAGGCCACGAAGCCTACTCCTGCGATATTCAGGAGCCGTCCGGCGGGCATCCCGAGTGGCACATTCTGGGCGATGCGCTCAAGGCTCTTGAGGGGGGGCAAGTCGTGACGATGGACGGCGCAACGCATGACGTTGGCAAGTGGGATTTGCTCATTGCACACCCGCCCTGCACATACCTGAGCAATGCAGCAACGCGCTCGTTCAGCTTGCGGGTCACTCCGGCCGAAAAAGTTGTTGCTCGGTGGGCAGAGCGCGTAAAAGCCGCAATTTTCTTTATGCAGTTCATGCTGGCTGACGTCCCAAAAATTGCAGTCGAGAACCCTGTAGGCATCATGAACACAGCGTACAGGAAAGCCGACCAGATCATTCATCCGTACTACTTTGCCGAGAGTGAAGAGGACACGGAAAACTATCACACAAAGCGCACTTGCCTTTGGCTGAAAAACCTGCCGCCTCTGCGGCGGAAAAACAACCTTCCGCCGCCAGAGCCCGTGTACGTCTCAAATGGGGGAAATCACAAGAAAATCAGCTGGTGCGAAGGCATACGCGGAACGCAAAACGGCCAAGAGGGCCGGGCAAAAGCCAGAAGCAAAACCGCACCGGGCGTTGCAAAGGCCATGTCCGAACAATGGGGGTAAGCAGATGAAACCGAAAACGAAATCCGAGCTGATGGCCGAATGGGCCAGACAGCCCGACCAGCTCAAAAGAGAGCGGGAGGTCAAGGCCATCCGCAAGGCGATGGACGATGCCCGCGCTGTGATACAGGACGGTCTGACCCGGTACGTCAAGAAAAAGACTAAAGCCCGCAGCATGGCAAAGGCTGAAGCTGACCCCTTTGCTGAGCTGGAAGGCTGGGAAAGCATGGAGCAGATTCAGGATGCTTACGGCTATGGCGAGATCACCGCCGACAAGCGGGACAAGCTCACTGACCTGTGGGAAGCCCGGGAAGCCGCCAAGAACAGCCGCAAGGGCGCGGACAAGTACCACGACCTTGTGACGGAGATGCTGGAAACGGCCATCCGCCGGGTGGGCAATGAGTACGCAGATATGCTGTTTGAGTATGACCAGCAGCGCATGGAAGCTGAAAAGCAGTGCGAGCAGCTGGCAATGGAAGGGATGATGAAAAAATGAAAGCTATCTTGATGAGCATCCGGCCTGAATGGTGCGACCTCATCATTCGGGGGCAAAAGACCCTTGAGGTGCGTAAGACCCGCCCGAAGCTGGAAACGCCGTTCAAGGTGTACATCTACTGCACCGGTCACAATGGCTGGGTTATGAAGTCGCCCAAGGCTGGCGTGCAGAAAATGGACAGCAGAGTGATCGGCGAGTTCACCTGCGACAAAATCGACAAGCTCGTCCACGTCGGAACGATGATGGACATAAACATTTTGACATCGGACGGGTGGTATAAACCGGAAGATGCACTGCTTCAAGCCGCCTGCCTGACCGAAGAAACCGTTAAAAAATATCTGCAAGGTCGTAATGGCTACGGCTGGCACATCTCTAACCTGAAGATTTATGACAAGCCCAGAGACCTTGATGAATTTTCAAGATTTGGTTTTTTGGGAATGGGCAGATCAAATTGTGTTTGCGGAAATTGGCGTTGTGAAAACTATGAACCGTCTTATCACTACATGATTCCACCGACTTGCAAAATCGACGGATGTTCCATTTGCCGCCCGCCTCAAAGCTGGTGCTATGTGGAGGACAGTGAATGAAGCTGACCCTCTACGGCAACCCGGTCACCAAGAAAAACAGCCAGCGCATCCTGTACAAGTTCACAAAGTTCGGCAGAAAGACCCCATTCATAGCCCCTAGCAAGGCTTACGTGGATTATGAGACGGACTGTCTGCGGCAAATCAAAAAGCCGCACAGCCCCATTTCTGTCCGCGTGAACGTGAGGTGCGTGTACTACATGGCTACCCGGCGCAAGGTTGACCTTGCAAACCTGATCGAGGCCACCTGCGACATACTGGTAAAGGCCGGTGTGCTGGCAGATGACAACAGCCGCATCGTTGCCGCCCACGATGGCAGCCGGGTGGACTACGACAAGCAAAACCCCAGAGTGGAGATCTGGATTGAGGAAATGGAGGAGTAAAATGCTTGATATGCTATTTGAAGTTGCAAGCACGCTGTTCATGGCAACACTTGCAGGATTTTTCATCTGGTTTGTTCTTAGCGATGGCAACCCAATTGAATATTTCAAGCGGTGGCTCAACCGCAACAAACCTTGCCTTTGCGACCGGTGCGTTTTCTTAAATCAAAAATTTGGGGCGTCAGAATCCGGATATCACTATATCTGCCGGAGAAGTGACAAAGACGAAGGATACATAAATCCGCCCGAATATTGCCACGATTTTGAAGAAAGGAGCAACAATGACCCGCACATGGACACCTGAAAACGAACAGCCAAAGCCGCGAACCGGCGTGGACTACCACACGGTCAAGGCGTGGTTCCAGCAGTGCCGGGATATGGCAGCGGCGGTTGAAGCCCAAAAGCAGAAGATCCAGCGCATCCGGGAAGTTGCCGAAAAGACCACCCCAAGCCTGAACGGGATGCCCGGCGGCGGTGGTGCCGGTGACAAGGTGGGACTTGCTGCAACGGATATCACGGACGAGCAGCGCCGTCTGCAGCAGATGGAAACAGACCTGTGCCTGCTGCGCATTGAAGCCACCCGGAGGGCGTACTGTATCACGGCAAGCAAATCCAGCAAAAAGCAGGCTGACTGCCTGTGCCTGTACTACGTCAAGAACAAAAAGCAGCGTGAGGTCTGCGAGGAACTGGGGCTTTCGGAAGAAAACCAGGTCTCCATCTACATCAAGTGGGGCAGCATCTATCTGGCAGAGATTTGGGACAGCTTCGGCAATGTTGCACAAACCGCACAAAGCCCGCCCTGATTTTTTGCAATGCACCTTCATACTGCAAATATCCAACTAAAACAGTCATTGTGCTAAAATTGATATAAGCGGAACCGCCGAAAGCGGTGAGACGCTTGCCACGCAGTCTCCGAAACGAATCCCCCCAAAATGCTTTCCTCCCAAGGCTTGACAGGAATTTTTCTCCCTCTCGTTTCGCGGGCTGCTTCTATGTTCCGGTAGCTCAACTGGTAGAGCAGCAGCCTATTGAAGCAGCAAGTAGTTGGTTCAAATCCATCCCGGAACACCATATGGCGCATGGACTAGACAACCCGCAAGGCCGCACGTGCAACCTCCCGTGCAGAGAAAAGGCCTTAGAATCCTTGCCAAGGTGCAGCTTTCCTGACAGGATGTGCGCCAACCAACAGCCCCGGCGGCGAACCGGAGCTGTTTTTATATGGCCGCCTGAGCGCAGTTTGGAGCGCGGCGCGTGTGTGTAGGCACGGCTGGTTCGATTCCGATTCAAGATCCAGCGGCGCACACAATAAAATCAAACCCGGCGGGTGTCCACAGTGGGCCCATTGGAAAGGAGTCCAAACCATGCTTGAATTTTTCGGCAAACTGTTTTGGTCTATTGCAAAAAACTGCGTGCTTGCACTTGTGTTCCGGGAAATTTTTCAAATAGCATTCAAAAGTAATTTTGTGTGCATCGTCTGGAGTATCGGTTTTCAGGCGAGTCACACAAAGCGTGAGCCGAGGGCAGAGATCGGAGGGCGCGGCTGTATGCAAGGGGCGCGGCCTGTTATCCGCGCAGATTAGCAAAAGATGCTGATACAATTTATTCAGAAAATATTTTTACCCGCCTGTTATGAATGATGTGCACCGTGCATTGCAGGCGGGCATTCTTTTACGCTGCGTTAGCTCAACCGGCAGAGCATCCGGCTCATAACCGGGGAGTTGCAGGTTTGATTCCTGCAAGCGGCATGATATATTCCCGTAGTTCAAGTGATGGAACAGCGGTCTCCAAAACCGCAGGCTGCAGGTTTGAGCCCTGCCGGGAATGCCAGCTGCGTACCCTGTGAGGGGGATGCGCAGATAGCCGGGCATCTGGCGGCGAAAGTTCCGGATGCAGCGGCGCTCCACCGTTTACGTTGTCCGAGAAACTGAATGTATACCGAGAGCGCTGCTTATTTTGATATTTTGACCGTTCGGATTTCCGGGCGGTTTTTCTTTTGCAGGAAAGGAGGGGGCCTTCCGTGAGATATGGTGTGCCGTATCGTGGCAGTAAGAACAAAATTGCACAGTGGGTTGTTTCCAATCTTCCTGCTGGTGATACACTGATTGACCTATTTGCTGGCGGTTGCGCAGTCACACATGCTGCGTTGTTGTCTGGCAAATGGAATCACATCGTTGCAAATGACATCGGCGATGCGCCGCAGTTGTTCATGGACGCTGTTCACGGAAAGTATGCCAACGAAAAGCGTTGGATTAGCCGTGAGGATTTTCATAAACTCAAAGATTCTGACCCTTACGTTTCGCTTTGTTGGAGCTTCGGCAACAACCGCAGGGATTATCTCTATTCAAAAGAGATTGAACCGTGGAAAAAGGCTTTGCATTATGCAAGAGTGTTTGGCGATACGTCCCTTTTGCAAGAGTTCGGAATCGATTCGGACGGTAGCTCAAAAGACATCAAGCCGAACAACGAGGAATACAAAAGGCTTTATTCACAGTGGATTGGACATCAAGTAAAACATAAAAGGCTTTATGATTTAGACCACCTTGCAAGGCTGGAGAATCTTGAACGCCTACAAAATCTTGAACGCCTACAAAATCTTGAACGCCTACAAAATCTTGAAGGTCTGCAAAGGCTTGAAGGTCTGCAAAGCGATTATCGTGATGTGCAGATTCCGCCAAATGCTGTTGTATACGCTGACCCCCCCCTATAAACGGACGAATTGTACGGGATACAAATGCGATTTTGACCATGAATCGTTTGAAAAGTGGCTTGCCGAAACTCCGTTTATGGTTGTTATCAGCGAGTATGAAGCGCCAAGTGGGTGCGTAGAGGTTGCAAGCATAAAAAAGCAATCATCTATGGGCACTGGAAACAAAGGCGGGTCTGATATTGAAAAGATGTTTGTGCAAGAACGGTTTGTTGAACAGTACGAAAATTCATTTAACGTGAGAGGTGGTGGCGGTGAGTGCGAAGCGGCTGACAGACAGACAAAAAAAGAAGATCGTTGCTGACTATGTGCAGCTGCAGAGCTACGCCAGAGCCGCCAAACTGAACGACGTGGCAGAAAGCACCGTGCGGAAAATCGTGAAAGATAATCCCAAGTGTGCGGATTTGTGCGCCTTAAAAAAAGAGCAGAACACGCAGGACATGCTTTCTTACTTAGGCAGTAAGCGAGGGGAAGCACAGGATCTTCTCGGGCTGTACCTTCAGGCGATGGCAGACCCGGACAAGATCGCAGAGGCAACGCTGCCGCAGCTGTCCACGGCGTTTGGAACCATCGTGGACAAGTTTGCTATGCTGGGAGACCAGAGCAACATAGAAGCCCCGGACGATGGCCTGCTTGAGGCTCTGAGCGTTGCCGCAGACATCAGCCCGCCGGATGACGTGGAGATGCTGCCGGAGGAAGAGGACGACAATGCAGAAAAGTAACGGTTTTCGCTGGAAAGCCCTCAGCCAGCGGCAAAAGCAGGTCTTGAGCTGGTGGGCGCCGCAGAGCGCATACAGCGGTTACAACGGCATTATTGCAGATGGCGCTATTCGATCGGGCAAGACCTTTGCCATGAGCTTTTCTTTTGTCCAGTGGGCTATGGCCTGCTACAGCGGCCAGCAGTTTGCCATGTGCGGAAAGACCATCGCCAGCTTCCGGCGCAACGTGCTGGGCACACTCAAGCAGCAGCTTGCAGCCCGTGGCTACAACGTCAAGGAGCATCGGGCAGAAAACTGCATGACCGTCAGCAAGGGCGGCAGAACCAACGAGTTTTACTTTTTCGGCGGCAAGGACGAGAGCAGCCAGGACCTGATCCAAGGCATCACCCTTGCCGGGGCATTCTTCGATGAGGTGGCTCTGATGCCGCAGAGCTTCGTCAATCAGGCCACAGCCCGTTGCTCTGTCACCGGGTCAAAGTTCTGGTTCAACTGCAACCCGGGCAGCCCGCAGCATTGGTTTTATCTCGAGTGGGTGCGGAAATGCCGTTCCCGCAAGATGATGTATCTCCATTTCACGATGGATGATAACCTGTCACTTTCCGAGGACATCAAGGCCAGATACCGCAGCCAGTACAGCGGCGTTTTCTATCAGCGCTACATTCTGGGACTGTGGACGGTGGCTGAGGGCCTTGTATATGATATGTTCGACCGCAAGAAGCACGTCATTGACGTACTGCCGGAGCTTTCGCCAAAGAGCGCCTATGTGGCGTGCGACTTTGGCACCCAGAACGCAACGGTTTTTCTGCTGTTCCAGAAGCAGGCGGATGCAGACTGCTGGATCGTCACCCGGGAGTACTACTACAGCGGCCGCGAACAGAAGCGGCAAAAGACCGTGGGCGAGTACGTCACGGACCTCAAGACGTGGCTGAACGGGATCAAACCGGAAAGGATCATCGTTGACCCCTCTGCCCTACCCCTGATTACAGAGTTGCGCAAGAACGGCTTTACCCAGACCCCCGCAAATAACGACGTCCTGAGCGGCATTCTGGACGTGCAGACCATGTTGCAGACCGGGCGGCTGAAGATTTACAAAGACTGCAAGCACACGCTGGAAGAATTCGGCGTGTACGCTTGGGATCCAGACAAAGACGACACCGTGCTGAAGGTCAACGACCACTGCATGGACGCTATCCGCTATTTCGTGCGCACAAAGCGCCTTGTGAAACTGAGGGATTGATTTTGAGCACTGTATACACATTCCAGACTTTTCAGCAGGCGCAAGCCGCCGGGGAACAGCCTGATTTCATCCGGCGGTTCGTGCAGCAGCACTGCGCTTCCGGGCCGTACAAGATGGCGCTGGACGCCGACCTGTACGATGCCCAGAAAAACCCGGGAGCTGAACGCTTCGCACAGACTTACGCTTTGATGTTGAAACGCCTGTCCAAAAACACCAAGCCGGACACCCCACACCCCGATATGGTCAAGAGCAATCTTTTCCGGCGGCTCAACAAACAGCGGGCAACCTACTCCCTCGGAAACGGTGTGGTCTTTGCGGACGATGGCGTGGACAAGGACAGGCTGGGGCAGAACTTTGATGAGCAGATCCAGAAGGCCGGCTATTTCGCTCTGATACACGGTGAGAGCTTCGGATTCTGGAATAACGACCATCTGGTGATTTTCAAGCTGACCGAATTTGCTCCCCTGTACGATGAAAAGACAGGCCTTTTGCAGGCAGGCGTGCGCTTCTGGCGGCTGAACCCGGACACGGATATGCACTACATCCTGTACGAGCTGGACGGATTCACCGAGTACACGGAAAGCCGAATCGGCAATGTGATGCAGGAGACAACGCCGAAGCAGGCATACAAGAGCGTGATCACCACCACCCCCGGCGGCGGGCTGGAAAGCGTAGAGGGCGAAAACTACAGCGCTCTTCCCATTGTGCCGCTGTGGGGCTCAGACCTGCACCAGAGCACCCTTGTGGGGCTGAAAGCCTACATTGACAACACCGATCTGGTGATGTCTGGCTTCTGCAATGACCTGCAGGACTGCGCGCAGATTTACTGGCTGTGCGAGAACTTCAACGGCATGACCGACGACGAGCTTGTGGAGTACCTCACCAAGCTGAATCTGTACCACATTGCAGGCGCAGACACCAGCGAGGGCGGAAAGATCACCCCCTACACCACCGAGATCCCTGTGACGGCCAGGCAGTCTCTGTTGGAGTTGCTCCACACCCGGGTGTATGAGGACTTCGGCGGTCTGGATGTGCACTGTGTCAGCGCGGACAGCACCAACGACCATCTGGATGCAGCCTATGAACCGCTGAACCAGAACGCAGACGACTTCGAGGCGCAGGTCAAGCCGTTCATCCGGCAGATCTGCGCACTGGCTGGCTTTGACAACGCTATGCCGACATTCAACCGCAGCAAGATCACAAACACAGCTGAACAGGTCGCAACGGTGATTTCTGAGGCGCCGATCATCGGGCAGGACGTGGCCATTGACCTGCTGCCCAACCTGACCCCGGAGCAAAAGGAACAGGCCAAGGCCGCGCTGATGGCAGAGAGCGCAACGCGGGAGACCACAGACGAGGACGAGGAAGAGGAGGACAACGAGGATGAAAACTCATAACGGAATGAAAATATTTGTCTATATTTTCTTTGGCGTGTGCGTTGCGCTTATCATTGGAAGCGCAATTTTGGACGCCGTTTTATCTGTTTACTACGTCAAAGGCGTTTTTAGCGCAGATATGCCTGAATGGGCTAAATGGGCGCTTGTGACTATTGCAGCGTCATGAAACAAACTGACCTTGACCGCATCTCCACCCGGCAGCTGAACAGACTGCGCCGCCGCATTTTGCGGGTCTATGGAACCGCCCGCCGGGAAATGACCGAGCAGCTGACCGAGTTTCTGGAGCATTACCAGAAGTTGGACGCATACAAGCGGGCGCAGCTGGAAGCCGGGAAGATCACCGAGAGCGACTACCGCACATGGCTGCGCAATCAGGTGTTTCAGTCCAAGATGATGCACCAGAAGCTGGACAACATCACCCAGACGTGCACCACAGCCCAGCAGACGGCGTACAAGCTGGCGCGGGATGAACAGTACGATATCTTTGCCCTTGGCGCAAACTGGGCGTTCTACGAGCTGGAACAGGCCGCAGGCGTGGCGTTCAACCTGACCTTGTACAACACCGAAGCGGTCAAGCGGCTGCTGCTGGAGAACCCCAAGCTTGTACCCAACAAGCGCATCAAGAGCGAAAGCAACCGCACCTATGATGCGCGTGTGTTCAACCGGTACGTAACAAAAGGCATCATACAGGGCAAAAGCGTCCATGACATTGCGGTGCAGGCTGTGCAGGGCATGGCAGACACCGAGGTGCACTGGGCGATGAACAACGCCATCACAGCTCTTACAGGCGCACAGAACGCAGGGACGATGCAGCAGCTGCGCAACGCCCAAGCCCTTGGCATTGAGGTGCAGAAGCGCTGGAACAGCACGTTGGACTACCACACCCGCGAGATGCACCGGCTGCTGGATCAGGAGACCGCCGATCTTGACGAGCCTTTCAAGGTGCAGGGCTACGAGATCCAGTACCCCGGAGACCCCAACGCAGCTCCGGAAATGGTTTATCACTGCCGCTGTAAGGTGACCGGGGCGCTTGTGAAGTACCCACGGCAGAACGCTATGCGGCGGGACAACACGACAAAAGAGGTCACATCTGACCTGACCTATACCGAGTGGTACAAGTCAAAGGGCGGCACGGAAGCCGAACAGATGTGGCGGGCGGAAGAGCGAAAACGCAGAAAGGAGAGTGTCAAGAATGAGTAAACGAGGCTCTGGAAGTTCGACGAGGGCAAAATCTGGCGGAGGCGGTGGTGCTGGCGCAAAAGAAAAAGATCTTTTTACTGTTGGAAAAGATGGAGTGCGGACTTATGACGATTCAGAAAGAGAGCCGGGTAAAGATTGGATGCTTTCCAAACACAGTGCCGAAGCCATAAAAGCGTTCAGAAACCTAAGCGATGTTCATTGCGAATGGAATAAAGGATTTGACGTCCTTGAGGGCGATAAACGGCCTGTAGGCATGAAACGAAGTCAGCAATGGGATTACCTGAAAAACCACAACATCAATTCTTTTATTCTCCGAGTTCCAGAGGGACAGACAAAAAGAGCCCTAAAACAGATGGAAGACTACGGGTATCATGTTGTTGCAAAATTGGCATCGAATTCAAAAGATAAGCGAATTTTTGATGATAACGAGTTTTATATGTCCAAAAAGAAAATGCAGCGGCTTGGATTGGATTTCAAAGTGGAAACCTACTGGAAAAAAGGATGGAAAGGCTAAAGGCTTGGAGGGATGAACCGTGATTCTGCCGATGGAAAACACCGAGAAAATGATTTTTCCGGGCGTGGGCAAGTATGGCATCCCTGAAATCAAGCCAGAAACTGACATCCGCATTGACAAGCTGGAATGGATTCCGGTCAATTATGCGCTGACCGCCAAAGACAAGGCCACAAAAGGCGTGCATTTTTACAAGGACGATTACCAGTTTGAACGGTTCTGGAACAACCCAGACAAATACATTCCCCTTTTGCAGCAGTTCGGCGCGGTATGTTCGCCGGATTTTTCTTTGTACAGTGATATGCCGCTTGCGGTGCAGCTTTTCATGCACTACAAAAAGCACTGGCTTGCCGCATACTGGCAGGCACACGGCATTCACGTTATCCCAACGCTTTGCTGGTGCGGTGAGCAAAGCTATGACTGGTGCTTTGACGGCGAGCCCAGAAACGCCATCGTGAGCATTTCGAGCCACGGCACACAGTCTGACCCATACGAAGCGGAATGTTTTGCTAAGCACTGCCGTAAGGCGCTGGAAGTGCTGCAACCGAGTGGCATCTTGTGGTATGGCAAGTGTCCGGCAGAATTTGACTGGAATGTAACCAAAATCAAGCCATTTCAATACGAAAGGATGCATTACCGTGAGTAAACGAGGTTCAGGCAGTTCCGCAAGAACGGGTGGCGGAAAATTTAATGTAGAACAAATGAATCTTTCTGGCTCAGAGAAGCAAGTTGCATGGGCAAAAGATATTGTAAAAGAAGCATTTCGAAATCTTGACGATCAGATAAAACAGCGAGAAAAAGCGATGGATGACGACATTGCTGATATTGCAAAACGAAATGGTATAACAAAAGCGGCAGTCAGAAAAGCAAACTTTTCAAATCCCAATAGTGCTCCATCGCAAGACAAATTGTGGATTGATACAGCAAAAGAATACAAAACTAAAAATATGGAGAATTTCAAAAATTTACCATCCAACTTTCCGGCAAGCAAAATTATTGATGCACGTCAAGGAATGACAGCGGATGCGATGATTAATGCCGTCAATATATTGGTGAGACAGAAGAAAAATAAACGATAAACAATGAAATTTGACTACGACATCAAAGTCACCGACAACACCCCGCAGCTGCATGAAGCGCTGCAATCGTGGGCGGAGCGGGTGCTGACGCTCTGGGGCAGGAAGGTGCAGGACTATTCACAGCTGCTTGTGCCCACCGGCACGGCAGACAGCACCGGCATAGAGGGCTATGTTGGCGGTGCGCTGAAAGCATCCCTTACCTACGTTGTATCAGCGGCGCAAAAGACCGTGACCATCGGCTCAAACCTGTTTTACAGTGTATACGTGGAGTTAGGCACCGGTATTTTTGCCGAGAAGGGCAACGGACGCAAAACGCCGTGGGTCTGGCAAGACTTCAACGGCAAGTGGCACTTTACCCGGGGCATGGCTCCCCGCCCATTCCTGCGCCCGGCGGTGGAGGATCATATCAAAGAACTGCAAGAGATTGCAGTAGAGGAAGGAAACAAGGAGATATAAGCATGAGCAAAATCGAAGAGTTGACAGAAGAGCGTGAGAAATTGCGGCTCAAGCAGCTTGAGTACCAGAAAAGCGCTGAGGAGTGCGAGCGGCGGCAGCTTGAGATTTCAAACCAAATTCGGGAGCAGAAGGTCGAAAACGACAGAGACGCAAACAAGCGGCTTTGCTTTGAAATCGACGAAGCAAGAATCAAAATCCAAAAAATTTGCGATAAAGTTCTGGGCGAGGGCACCGCACTGGTTGGTGTGTCCCTTACTATGAAAACGAGCAATGTTGGATTTCAGAGATATGACTTCGACTAAAAACTCAATATCCAGCGGTTGGCGCACAGCGTCAGCCGCTTTTTTATGCCGCTATAGCTCAATCTGGCAGAGCCGCCGTCTTGTAATCGGAAGGTCGTAGGTTCAAATCCTACTGGCGGCACCACACCGGCAGCACGTCCGGAAAATTAAACCTTATTGCCAAGCATGGCAGCCCAAGCAAGGGCAGAAAGGACTATCACATGGCACTCAAAAGAGCAGATATCCGCAAGATTCTGGAAAACGCCGAAACCTCCAACGATGACAAGGCAAAAGCCATTCTGGACGCCTTGCACGAGGAGACCGATGCCCTCCGGGACGAACTGGATACCGAGAAAAACGCCCGCGTTGCAGCGGAAAAGGAGCGGGACGCAGCCAACAGCGGTAAGCAGACCGCAGAAAAGGCGCTGACCGACTACAAGACCCAGCAGACCGCAAAGGAATCCAGAGCCGCAAAGGAATCCAAGTTCCGGGAGCAGCTCAAGGCCGCAGGTGTGCTGGAAAAGTACTTTGACCGCATCGTGCGCTTGTCTGGCGAGGACATCGACAAGATGGAACTGGACAGCAAGGGCAACGTGAAGAACGCGGACAAGCTGGCTGAGAGCCTGAAAACCGATTGGAGTGATTATGTGGGCAGCACCTCCACCAAGGGCGCACCGGTGGACAACCCGCCCGCAAACACCGGCTCCAAAATGACCAAAGACCAGATTTTTGCAATCAAGGACGCGGGCGAGCGTCAGGCAGCGATTGCAGCAAATGCCGACCTGTTTACAGGCGGCGGGAAGGAATAAGCTATGGCAGCAAAAGAAAATCTGATTACAACCACCGAGATCACCGTCAACCCCCGCGAGATCGACTTCGTGACCCGCTTCCAGCGCAACTGGGATCATCTGCGGGAGATCATGGGCATCATGCGCCCCATCCGTATGCAGCCCGGCACTGTGCTGAAGAGCAAGTATGCACAGGGGACCCTGCAGAGCGGCACCGTGGCAGAGGGCGAGGAGATCCCCTACAGCCAGTACACCGTCAAGGAGAAGGCCTACGGCAAGATCACCATCGAGAAGTACGCCAAAGCCGTCACCATCGAGGCCATCCAGAATTACGGCTATGAGGTTGCTGTCCAGAAGACCGATGACGAGTTCCTGTACGACCTGACCGCAAAGGTGACTGACAAGTTCTACAAGTACCTGAACACCGGCAGCCTGAAGGGCACGCCCAAGACCTTCCAGATGGCTCTGGCAATGGCAAAGGGCAGCGTGGAGAACAAGTTCAAGAATATGCACCGCACCGTCACCGGCGTTGTGGGCTTTGCAAACGTTCTGGACGTGGCCGAGTATCTGGGCACCGCAAACATCACCATCCAGAACCAGTACGGCTTCCAGTACATCAAGGACTTCATGGGCTACAACACCATCTTCCTGCTGTCCGATGGCGAGATCGCAAAGGGCAAGGTCATTGCCACCCCCGTGGACAACATCGTGATGTACTACGTTGACCCCTCCGACAGCGACTACGCCAAGGCTGGTCTTGTGTACACCACCGCAGGCGAGGCAAGCAACCTGATTGGCTTCCATACGCAGGGCAACTACACCACCGCCGTGTCCGAAAGCTTTGCCATCACCGGCGTGACCCTGTTTGCCGAGTATCTGGACGGCATCTCTGTCCAGACCATCACCCCGGTCGAATCGGCCTGACCTGCAAGGAGGTGACCCCGCATGACTGTGCCAGAGCTGTGCGTTTACACGCGAAACTTCTTTGACCGGTACGACGACCCCACCGCCGGGGAATTTACCTTTACGGCAGATACTGTCCCCGCCGGGGTATCCGCCGGGCAGTATTTCCTTGTGTGCGGATCTGTCTTTAACGACGGCGTGCACAAGGCGGGAGACGGAGACCTTACCCCGGAAACCTTCACCGGCACGGTACAGCCTATGCGCGTCCCTCCTGATTTTGTGGCGCTTGCCCAGAAGATCACCGACTACGATGCAGCCGACCCCGGCGGTGGGCGCTATGTTTCCCAGTCCTTCAACGGATGGAGCGGCACCATGGCCACCGGCACGGATGGCTTGCCCGCAGACGGCTGCACCCGCTACCGCCGGGAGATCAACCAATGGAGGAAACTGTAATGCCTGTAAACGATTTCACCAAATTCACCGTGATGGAGAATTTCACAAAGAAGTTCTGCTTCATGGAAAAAAAGCTGGTATCAGACGGCCTGTTTGGATCTACCACCACATGGGAGGACGGCATGGAGTTCCTTGCCGTAGAGCGCCACGACCAGACCATAGAAGCGCAGCAGGCAGAGCAACAGGGCACGGCATCCACCTACTCCCTCTATGTGGATAAGGGCATCAAGCTGTCCCCCTTCGACCGCATCAAACGGCTGGAGGACGGCCAGACCTATGAGGTGACCACAGCAAGCAGCGACAAGATTTCGCCCGCCGAAAGCCAGATGAATCTTGCCGTTGTGCAGTGTAAAAAGGTGGTGCTTTCCTGATGGGCGCAGCAGAAGCCGTTACAACGGCGCTGAACAGCTTTTTTACGCTGTTCAAGATTCCGGTATACCCGGAGGATTTCGTGCCACAGGGCGCTTCCCTGCCCTATATCACGGTGTTGCCTGTCATCCCCAAGGGGTTTGACGAGAGCAGCACCTTCCATGCACGGCTGTGGTATCCGGTGGACGGCGGCAAGCTGCCCATCATCCGCAAAACAGACGAGATGCGCGCTGCCCTTGGTGATGGGCTTACCATCGAGTGCGAGGGCGGCGCAATTCTTTTATGCGCAGGCAATCCGTGGGCGCAGTCTATGGATAACCCGCCGGAAAAATACCTGTGCACATACCTTACTTTTGACGTCACATCTTTTGTGGTGTGAGAAAGGATAACGCATGAACAAAATGTATCACGCCATTTCGGCAGATGCTTTCAAAAAGCTTCAGTTTCAGGCTGGCGCGCTGCTCAAGAAGTTTGACCCGGCGGGCGCTACCCCCATTGCTGCAGAGGATATGATCTGCCTGACTTCCGGCGGCATCACCGTCAGCTGCAAGCCCAACACTGTTGACCTGGGCGAGGATCTGGACGAGGTGCCCGAGAACACCTACCAGCTGAAGCACATCACCAGTTGGGATTGCGGGATGTCTACCACCTGCATGACCGTGAGCGCCGATACCATCAAGCTTGAACTGGGCGCTGCGGACGTGGAAACCAACAAGATCACCGTGCGAGAGGACTACACGGAAGCGGACTTCCAGGATATCTGGTGGCACGGCAACCTGATCGGCGGCGGCTATGCTGCGGTCAAGCTGATGAAGGCCGTGAGCGACGGCGGCCTTGAGCTGAAAACCACCAAGGACGGCAAAGGCAACATCAACCTGAGCCTGAAGGGTCACTACGACTTGACCGACACCAGCAAGGTGCCTATGGAGTTCTACGTCAAGGAGGCAGAGTAATATGATCCTTACCATCAATCTTGACCCCGTGGAAGCCCTGCCCAAACTGTATGACGCGGTGGACGGTATCACCCACATGATCATGGACGCAAAGGACAACGTGGACAACCCGGAGACCAAAGCCGCCCGGGAGACCATTGTTGCCAACGCCATGAAGCTGCTGGGTGCAGAGCCTGCCGAAACCGCAGAGGGCAAGAAGAAGCTGACCCCGCGCGAGTTTGCGCTGGCTGCGCTGGACTTTATCAAGCCCCTGATGAAGCTTGACCCGCAGCGCACCATGAACGCCCTGCACCAGCTGTACACGCTGGAAAAGGGCGAGAAAGACACCCTGCCCAAGGCGTTCACCGCGCTTACCAAGTCCGTGATGCAGGAGGATATGCAGGATTTTTTGTCATCGCTGGCCGACTTGAACGGCCTGAGTTTTGGCACTACCTCTGCCGCGCCGACCTCCAGCATCTCCGCGCCTACGGAATAAAGTATTTCGTCTGGTTCGTCATTAGCGAGATGCGCGAACGCCACCGCACAAAGGCATACCAGCTGTACACGGCTGATATGCTTTTTCTTTGTGCTGTATCGCTGGGGCAGCAGGTGGAGCAGTCCTTCAGCGAGATCATGGCAGAGTACGACAAGCCGCTATCCCAGCGCCGACACGAGACCACGCTGGAAGAAGCGCAGGCGTGCTGGGAAAAGACGCTTGCAGACAGTAAAAAAGCCGCAGCGCAGAACGGAGGTGGTGAGACCTGAATATTTTCAATTTGATGGCCACTTTGGGGCTTGATACCTCTGAGTATGAGCAGGGCATCGAGCAGGCCCAAAAAGAGACGCAAAGCGCCGCAAACTCGCTGAACCGCAGCGCAAACACCGCCGGGAGCGGCGTTTCGGGCATGGCAAGCCAGTTTGCAGCAGCCAGCGCAAAAGCGACTGTCCTTGCAAATATGCTTACATCGCTTGGGACAAAAGCGGTAGGCCTTGCAAAGGGCTTTGTGGAGATGGGCATTTCATACAATGCCCAGATAGAAAAGTACACCACCGGCTTTACCAATATGTTGGGCAGCGCACAGGCCGCGCAGGAAGCCATGAAGGCCATTCAGGAGGACGCAGCCCGCACCCCGTTTGACGTGGCATCGCTGACGCAGGCAAACCAGCTGCTTATCAGCGCAGGCGAAAATGCTGCGTATTCCCGCAAGGTCATCAATGCGCTGGGTGATGCAGTTTCCGCAACAGGCGGCGGCAACGCAGAACTGTCCCGCATGGCTGCAAACCTGCAGCAGATTGCAAACGTGGGCAAGGCTGCAGCAATCGACATCAAGCAGTTTGCCTATGCGGGCATCAATATCTATCAGATCTTGGCAGACTACACCGGCAAATCGGTGCAGGAAGTCCAGAGCATGAACATCAGCTACGACCTTCTTTCGCAGGCGCTCATAGCCGCCAGCGAGGAGGGCGGGCGTTACTATAACGCCATGGACACCCAGAGCCAGACCATGAACGGGCGTATATCCACCCTGAAGGATAACGTCAGCCAGCTGGCCGGACTTATGACCGGCGACCTTTCCTCCGGCATCGGCGTTGTAATAGGCCACCTGAACGACATGGTTGTCGCAGCACAGGAAGCCTACAAAGAGGACGGCTGGAAGGGTCTCGGGAACGCAATTCTTGAGCTGGATAATCCAATCAGTGCCATCATCAAAAAGTTTGGGCAGCTTGGCAGCGCGGCTGTTAGTGCACTGGATAAGGCAAGCTACTATCTTAACAAGGCACTTGGAAAAAATGCTTACGCAGGGTACGACAACTACGACGACTACAAGTCAGACAAGCAAAAGCAAAGCAACAGGGACCGGCTACGGCAGAATGCTCTTTCCGGCAAAAGCGTAAGCAACAAAAGTTGGTCTGAGCGTCAGGCAGAAGCAGCGGCCGCGAGTGGAAGCGGCGGCAGCTCCATCGTTACAAGTCCTTCCAGTTCCTCCGGCAAGAGCGCCGGCGCAAAATCCAAAACCGAAACCGTCATAGCGTCCGTGACGCACACCGCAACCACCACCGCACAGAACGCGCTGGGCGCGGTGACTACAAGCGTTGAGACCCTGCAGGAGAAGGTCAAGGACGCAGCGGGCAAAATCAAAGACCGCGTGACCGAGACCACTACCGAGACCGGCAAAGAGATGGTCAACGGCGTTGCTACCACCTATACGCTTGTGACCAAGAAAGTTACGGACGCAAACGGCAAGATAAGCACAACGACCAAGAAGGTCTACGCCGATATGTCCAAGACCCTGCTTGGCACCCTGACCACCATTGCAGAAAAGACCTTCAACGGCATCACAACCACTACGCAACAGGCCGTGGAAACCTACGCGGACGGCAGCCAGCATATCAAGACCACCGCCACCGAGACCGGCGAGCGCATTGTGGACGGCGTGCGGCAGACCTACACCAAGGTCATCAGCTACGTTGACGGCGTGCAGGACAAGGTAACAGAGACCGCGCAGAACATCGACAAGAGCATCAAGGCGACCCAAAAACGCATTGAGGAGAACCTGAGCAAGGCACAGCAGCAGTTCAACAGCGGGATCTTCAAGCTGGGTAAAAACCTGTACACCGACCTCAAAAATCAGGACTGGGCGGCGCTTGGTCTGGATATCGTCAACATGATGTGGGGCGAGGTGTCACAGGAGCAGCGCGAAGTCCTGTCCGACTGGGCAAACAAGGCGCTGGAAGCCATCAACGAGGCGTATTCCGGCGGCGGTCTGAGCGAGGCGTTCAACGCTTTTAAGCAGATCATGTCCAACGGCATCAAAGCAGATGCAGACGGCGTTACAACGGACGTTAAGGGCTTGAGCAATGTATTTCAGGAGCTGGGCATCAACGTTTCCAACGTTGGCAGCAAGATCATGGGCGTGCTGGGCACCATGGGTACCGGCATGGGCACCTTTGTCTCCAACGCAGGCACTGGTATTGCAAAACTTGCCGGGAGCATGGGCAGTCTTGGTACGCTTGCGCAGGGCGCAGGCGGACTGATCGCAAAGATTGGCGGTCTGATCATCTCGAACCCGGAGGTTGCCGCGATCATCGCTATTGTGGCCGGTGTGGCGGCGCTAGGCGCTGCACTGTTTGCAAAGTTCGGCAAGGGCAAGAGCAGCGGCGGGCAGGCTGTGAGCCACTACGAAAGCCCCTTTGCCGGGCATGACGTGTACGACAGCCTGACCGAGTTTTCAACCCGGGCAGCCATGCAGCACCGCTACATAGAAAAGACCACCGGCACGGATGCACAGCTGGGCATTTTGCAGCAGATCCGCGATATGCTGGACGAGCATCTGCCGGACATCGGCACCGGACAGCTTGTCATGGACGGCGAAAAGGTTGCCGATATGCTCACACCGCGCCTTGCGACCAACATGGATACCAGCATGGGCGTGTATACCCTGCGGGCAGAAAGGGGTGTTTAAATGGCAATCCACAGCGCAAAGCTGGGCAATTACAACACCCTTGCAACGTGGGGGCTGTACATGAAGGTGGGCAGCCCGAACATCGGCGAGCCTGAACCGGACGAGACCCTTGTGCAGATACCCGGATCTGACACGCTGCTCAACCTTACTACCTCGCTGGACGGCAAGGCGCACTACAAAAAACGCACTATTACCATGGAACTGCTTTGCCCCGCACCGAAAAAGCTGTGGAAGGTACTGCAAAGCCGTCTGCACAATGCCCTTGAGGGCAAGTGGCTGCAATGCGTGTTTGACGATGATCCATCGTGGTACTGGGAGGGGCTGTGGCACGTCAAGTTCGTGCCGGGGCGGCTCTCCGCTACGGTCACCATCACCGGCAGCTGCAATCCGTACAAGTACAACGTTTACGACGGCACACAGGATATCCGGTGGGACGACATCAACTTTGAAACGGACATCCTGCGGGACTACCGCAGCATTGCGCTGCCAGCCGATACGCCGGTGGATGTGGTCATCTACGGCGCACCGCACACCGCGGCTGTCTATTTCCAGCGCGGCGAAAGCGAGGCAAATGTGTCGTTGCAGGTCAACAAGGCCTATGCGGGCAGCCTTGCCAAAACGACCGAATGGCAGTATCTGGAGGGGCTGGATATCCCGGATGGTGAAACCGTCACCATGACCTTTACCGCTACTGCTGCAAGCAGCATCACCATCAAGTATCTGGGGGCAAGCCTATGAGTTACAAGATCTATGCCGGCACGCAGAACGGCGTGGACAGCTGGGAAAACCGGGTCTGTATCTATGCGCCCGGCTCTGCGTTGGAGACCACGAAGCTGATCAGCCCCACCCTGACCCGGGAATTTGGAAAGGCCGGAAATCTGGAATTTACCATCCCGCTGGGCAACGTGGCGCACAGCGCGCTGCAAAAGCTGAAAACGGTGGTGTCCGTGGAGCAGGACGGCAAGGAGATCTGGCAAGGCAGGGTCATGAGCCATGAGCAGGATTTTCTGCTGCGGCAGAAGGTGTACTGTGAGGGCGAGCTTGCCTACCTCAACGACACCGATGTACCACCCTACACCGCCAAGGATGTGACCATCCGGCAGTTTCTGGACTTTCTCTGCAAGAATCACACCAGCCTGACCGACAGCTATAAAAGCTTCCGCATCGGAAACGTCACGGTGGAGGAGCAAAAGCGGTATGTTCCGGTAGCCGAAAAGTGCTATCTGAAGCTGGACTATGCCGCCAGCAGCCCGGACGAGCAGGGCGACTATTACCAAGAATGGGGTCTGTACTCCCAAAACGGGAACCGACTTGAAGAGAGTTTTTCCTACATTTTCTCCGACTATGAGGACGTGCAGACCCCACCAGCACAAAACTGGCCGCTGAACGAGATCGTAACCGGAAAGGAGTACCTTGCCTGGCGCACGGGAGACAACCAGTTTACCCTCCGCCGGAACGCGATCTCTCAGGGCAGCAAGACCTATGATGCAGAGCATACCATTGTTACCCCGTCCATCACTACGCCGATAGAGACCTATAAGTTTGACGCCACCATAAAGGTGGCAAAAAAGGACACCGAATCCACAACGTACAGCATCAAAACGGAAAAAGACGGCACGGTCAACGTATACGTCAACGGGGAAAAGTCCGCAGACTACACCCCGCAGCTTGTGGAGGAGCTGCACGAGTTCGGCGATGGTAAGAACTACGGCAAAACGTGGGACATCTTGCAAAGCGAGCTTGTGGACGTGTACGGCGGCTATCTGGCAACCCGGCACGAAACGATTCATTATCCCCCCTTGTTCCCCGGTCTGAACAAGAGAGCACGCTATCTGGACTATGTACAGGACGCGACCGAGCGCAACGTGCAGGGCATCACCTTCGGCACAAACCTGCTTGACCTGACCAGCTACGTCAAGGCCGAGGATATCGTCACCCGGGTAATCGCCATCGGCAAGAAAAAAAGCGGCTGGTTTTTGTGGGAGACCACCAACACCCTGACCGCCACTGCCAACGATGAAACCGCCCAGAAGCTGTACGGCCTTATCACCCGGTATCTGGTGCTGGACGGCACGGCCAACACACAGCAGTCCCTGCAGGACGAGGCAGACATGGAGCTTGGCAAGCATCTGCGCCTTGCGGACGGCATCACGGTGAAAGCCGTAGACCTGAAGGACGCGGGCGTGGACGTGGACAGGATCGCTTTCGGAAAGCTGACGCACATTATTTCCGCGCCCCACGGCATTGATGTGTGGATCAATTGCAACAAGCTCGTAGAGCCGTTGGACAAGCCCGCAAAGAAGGAGTTCACCTTCGGCAAAAAGTTTTCCAGCATATCCGACCTGCAGGCGCTCAGCGCCCGCAAAGCAACCACCGCGTATGACCTGAGCCGCACGCTCAAAGGGTACGCATCTAATGTGCAGTCTTATGCGCTGCAAACGATGGAGGCAGACAATGAAACCGTTTAAAGAAGTAATTGACGGCATCCGAAAAGCTGTCATGGCGTCCGAGGTGCGCGAGGATCTCGCCCAGATGGGCGAGTATGTGGAGCGGTTCGCAAACACGGCGGGTGAAAACATCCAGAAAGCCATTGACCCCACCCTCTCCCTCTCCGGCAAGGCAGCGGATGCGAAGGCTACCGGTTACATGATCCAAAGCGTAAGGGATGACCTTGCATCGGAGATTTCCCGCGCGAAAACAGCGGAAAAGTCCAACGCTGACAACATCGCGGCAGAGGCAGAGCGCGCACAAGCCGCCGAAAACGCTCTATCCGCTAAAATCACGGAGGAGACGGAGCGGGCAAAGGCGGCAGAGCAAACGAACGCGGACGGGATTGCCGCTGAAGCATCTCGCGCCAAGGGCGAGGAGCAGCGCTTGGACACCGCTATCACCTCCGAAACCACCCGCGCGGAACAGGCAGAGCAAGCGCTGGGTGAACAGGTATCCGCGCTTGACGGCTCTATGCAGGCGCTTGGATTGACTGTATCAAGCGGCAGGCTCTGCGTCGTCTACAAAAAAACTGCGGTAGCCATCGCGGAAGGCGGTGCTGAAGTATGATCGACTTGAACGTCTCGCTTGCATCCAGCGGCAACGCCCGTATAAGCGGATATGAGCAGCTGCTCCGCATGGGCTATGCCCAGAACGCAGGCATCTACCGCATCCTTGTGGATGCTGGTGGCGAGTGGTCTGGTCTTGCGATCCGTGCCTTTTGGCACACGCCCGGCGGCACGGATCCTCCCGCATCGCTGGTGGTGGACGGCATCGTCACCGTGCCTGCGCTGGTGACGGCAAAGCCCGGCAACGGCTGTATCACCTTTGAGGGCACAGACGGCGGCAAACTGATCGCAAGCGCGGATGTGCTTTACAGGGTGGGCAGCAACAGCGGCACCACCGGTGGCACAGAGCCCGACCCTGAGCCGGGCGCATGGCAGCAGTTTGTGGATGCCGTCAAGGGCTCCTCTGCCTCTGCTGTGCAGGCAGCCAAGGACGCTGCTGCATCCGCTGCAAGCGCTGACACCTCTGCCGGTGCTGCTGATCGCAGCGCCCAGAGCGCTGCCGGGAGTGCTGCGGCGGCGGAATCCAGCGAGAGTGCAGCCGGACAATCGGCACAGGCTGCCAGCGAGAGTGCTGCGGAAGCTACCCGGCAGGCAACACTTGCCGCCCAGACCGCAGAGAGCAAAGGCTATCTGTATCTGGAGGATCACGACAACAGCGGCACGCTGTCCCTTGTGATCGCCGACAGCATAGCGGACGAGATCACCCTGCGCGACAACGGCGCAGGCGTTTTGGAGGTGGTGTATCAGTGAGCAGAGAAATAGCCATTGGGCCGTACAGCGCCTATGCAATCGCCGTCAAGTACGGCTACACGGGCACCGAACAGCAGTGGATCGCAGAGCAGGAAGCCAGCAGGCTTGCTGCCGCCCAGTCCGCAGCGGATGCAAGCACCGCAGCGACCCGCGCAGAGAACGCCCAGAAGGCGGCAGAGACCGCCAAGGGTGACGCGCTGGATGCCATCGGCAGCGCCAAGACGGCGGCTGTCACGGCGGTGACCAACACTAAGACCGCAGCCACCAAGGCTGTGCAGGCGGCACAGGATACCGCCACCAAGGCAGTAAGCGCCGCCCAGAGCGCTGCCACCGCTGCCGTGGAGAAGAAGGGCAAGGACGTGCTGGCCACCATCCCGGAGGACTACAGCGACACCGTTGCCCGCGTATCCGCCCTCGAATCCTGCGGATTTGTCGTGGTTGACGGCAAAGTCTGCATGAAATATGTTAAATCCTGAAAGGAGCAAAACACATGGCTGAAACTATGGTAACCGATCCGGTCTATCTGGATCAGACCGCCAAGGAAAACGGCAAAAAGCTTGACCAGATGACCGCCGCCTTGCTGGGTATGTCCAGCTCGCTGGGCGTGATCGCGCGGGCACAGACCGGCGTGGTGGAGGAGATGGACTATAACGGCATCAAGGCCGTGGTGGCTGCCGGTAACGCACCGGCGGTTTTCCCCACCGGCACCCAGCTTGTCAACACCTACACCGGCAAGGACGGCAAAGTCTACGACTGCCCGTGGGACGTGGTAAAGACGGACGATATCGCCGAGGGCGAGACCGGCACCACCGCGCCTGCAATGGTCATGCAGATGCACTACGCCGATCTTGAGGATATGCAGTTTTCCGCATATCAGGCATTTTTTGTTGTGCCGGAGGCTGGTCTTGTGGCTGGCACTTATAACGTCAATATGGGTCTGGACTGGGGCACCAACGTCAAAACCGGCACTGTCTATCAGTTTACCATGACTAAGAACGCCCCCGCAGGTGCACGCCTGACCGGCTTCTACAATGCACCGGACGTTGCACCCGCCAACTGGAAGGTCTACGTCTATAAGGATCAGAACAAGTCTGAGCTGCTGGAGACCTGCAGCGTCTCTGCTGGTGAAGCTGGTACCAATCTGGGCACGTTCCTCACAAAACCCAACGGCAACCTGAACGGGCTGTACCCCGTTGGCTACGGCGACAACCGGTGGTGGAAATCCGCATACCGCCAGTACCTCAACAGCGATGCAGCTTCCGGTGGGTGGTGGACTCCGCAGGATGAATGGGATATGAAGCCCGATCAGGCGGACACCGTGCCCGGCTTCCTTGCGGGCTTCTCTGATGACTTCAAGGCTGCCCTGACCCGCGTGAAGGTCGTGACCTACGGCAACACCGTCACCGATGACGGCAGCGCTGTGGTGACCTATGACAAGATTTTCCTGCCCTCGCTGCAGGAGATCTACTGCTCGCCGCAGGTGTCTGGCGAGGGCACCGGCTACTGGCCTTACTGGAAAGAGCGCACCGGCGCAAAGACCCCGCAGGCTCTGTGGCAGACCTACCCGCTGCGCATCACCCGCGATCTGGCACAGCGTACTGTGGGCCGCAATGTGCGGCTGCGCTCTGCGAATCGTGGCGGCGGTTACCTTGCCTTCTGCGTGAACTCCGGCGGCACCGTCGGCTACTGGGGCGCGATCTACGCGTATCGCTGCGCCCCGGCTTGCGAAATGACCACGTTAGGCTAAGGAGGATACTATGGAAATTATTCACAACACCGGAAGCATCAAGACCCGGCAGGAAGAAGAAAACCGCGCAGCAGACCTTGCCAACGCCGTTGCAAAGGTGGAGTTCCTTTGCCTGTTGGAAGGTGTGCCAATAGAGGAAACCAACGAAGAACAGGAGGGAATGCCCCATGCGTGATCACAGCAACGGTTACTTTTTGGCAAAGAAGAACTACGACAGCGGGATGTGGAGCAAAGCCATGCTGCAAATGCTGGTAGCCCGCGACCGCCTGACGGCAGCGGAGTATGAAGAAATCACCGGCGAAAAGTATTAAGGAGCAGAGTATGAGACCTATTATGGACGTTTCCCGCTGGAATGGCAACATCAACTGGGACAAGGTCAAGGCAAGCGGCCTTGTCTCCGGCGTGATGCTGCGGGCGCTTGGCAACAGCGCGGAAGACGCGCCCAGCAAGCCGTACATCGACCCCACCTTTGAGCGCAACTACACCGAGTGCCAGCGGCTTGGCATCCCCTGCGGCGTGTACTACTACTGCAAGGCGGTCAACACGGCAGAAGCTGACGCAGAACTTACCCTGCTGCGCAAGGCGTTGACCGGCAAGACGGTGCAGCTGCCCGTTGCGGTGGACATCGAGGATACCTATGTGCAAGCACCGCTCGACAAGCAGACCCTGACGGATATTGCCGCCCATGCGCTGGGCACTGTGGAGCGCTGGGGCTTTTACGCCATGCTGTACACTGGTCTGTACTTTGGCCGCGATAACCTGTACATGACCGGGGCGGCGCTCAAGCCGTATGACGTGTGGGTGGCTGCATACCGCAGCAAAAAGCCTGAACCGGGCTGGCCGTTCGGCTTGTGGCAGTACACCAGCAAGGGCAGGATTCCCGGCGTTGTGGACGCGATACCGGGCAAGATTTCCGGCGTGGACTTGTCTGTGCCCTACAAGGATTATGCCAAAATCATTGCAAAGAAGGGTCTGACCCGTCTTCGGGAGGGCAAATGACCGAAAAAGAAGCTTTGCTGTGGGTGCTGGGCATCCTGGGCAGTCTGTGCGCCGCTGCTATTACGATTGATAAGGTACTGGACATCATCCACAAGTACATCAAAAAGGCGCAGGCCCCCGACGATGCGCAGAACAAGCGGCTTGACGAGATGGACAAACGCTTGCAAACGCTAGAAACGGGCTATGCGCAACATTCTTTGGCGCTTGGGCGCGATTTGTCCCGCTTCGGGGAAATCGACGAAGTAAACCGCCTGACGCTTGAAGCCGTTCGTGCCCTGCTGGAAGCACAGCTGACCGGAAACAACGTGCCCGCTATGCAGGCCAGCAAGGAAAAAATCGATAATTACCTCATGGAAGGAGTAACAAAACATGGAAGCAATGCTTAACTTTATCCCCGCACCCATCGCACTGGTACTGATGTTCATCGGCTTTGCCGCGCTGGCCGTTGGTGCCATCCGGCTGGGCTACAAGCAGTACGTCAAGGAATGGGCGCTGGAGCTTGTGACCATCGCCGAGGACAGCATCATGGGCAGCGGACAGGGTGCCAAGAAAAAGGCGCAGGTCTTTGCCATGCTGCGGGGCGCACTGCCAGACTGGATGAAGCCCATCATCACGGACGAGGTGCTGGACGCGGTGATTGAAAAGGCCGTCAGCCTGATGAAGAAAGCACTGGCAGAGAAAAATCCCGCGATCGGGAAGTAAGGAGGATATCATGGCAAGCACTACATACGAGCATTTTGTTGACATTAACAAAATGTACTCCGCACAAGAGCAATTCCGTGACATCACGAAAATGGTCTGTGCACGTTTTCGTGGCCTCACGAAAACATACCATATCGGCAATGTCAACGAACTGGTGACGGTTTGTCACCGTTTCGCCAGCATTGACAATATGGTGCGCAACGCCGGACAGTTGCCGCAGCCTTTCTGGCTCGGGGTTGGCCGTGGCGGCGGCTCGTGTGGTGCTTCCCGCTGCGCTGCAAGGACTTGACCGACAGCAGATGATCGCCGCCATCAAAAGCGCACCGCTTGGGAGGGTAGACCGTAAGATAGCCTTACTGCGGTACGTTGAGCGGCTCCCGCTGCCAGACATTGCAGCACAGACACATTACAGTCGGACGGCGGTAGCCTACCGGCTAAAAAGTATTGAAAAATTTTTCGAGTAAAAATCCCCTGCTTTGCCAAAGCCCAGCGTTCCACGTGGGTCACTTTGTAGGCAAAGTGGGGGATTTTGTTTTATTCGCACTAGTTTTGTCGAAACTCTTGTCTTGCAAGTCAAAACGTGATATTTTATTTTTGCTTCCAATGTGAAGCCCTTAACAGTTAAGCGCTCATGCGGATTTTTCCGTGTGGGCGCTTTTCTTTTACCCTTGCAACTCTTCTGCTGATACGTTACAGGCCGCAGCAATTTTCTTGAGCGTGGTCATCCGGGTAGGCTTTCCGGCTTCTGCGTGTTGGATAGTTGCGGTGGACAGCCCAGTCTTTTCCGACAATGCACGAATGGTCAGACCGGCGTTTTCCCGAGCGGCCTTAATTTTGACAGCTGACACGCCGAGTGTCTTATCGGTCGACATATACCCGATCTGGAACACGCCCTGCTGCTGCATCGACAATGCCTTGAGCGCAAAGCTGCTGTCAATGTCCTCGATGTCAACATCCTTCAGGACGTATGAGCAGGCGTTGTCCAGCTCCGGGGTCATCTTGTGGAGCTTGTGCGCCAGCGTGATTTTCATCATCACGCCACGCACGGGAAATCGCGTAGCGTTGCTGAGGTCTGCCTGATTTGCATGGTCAGGGGTGCAGGCTTCGTCCAGCAAGCGATACAGCTTGCCGAGATTTTGGATAGTGGTGTTTTCCATGGTGCTTCTCCTTACGCCCGTATGGCCAGATAGCGCAGCCTTCATTTTTAGATTTCGATGCTGGGTGCGGTGGAGATCGGCTCCTCGTCCGGGTGCGTATTGTTCCATGCCCGGACGATCTCATGCAGTCTTACTACCATGCCGTACACATTAACGGATGCGTTCACGTCCAGATCGGTGATGGCGTTAAGCACGCTGACCATCTGGCTTCTGCCGTACTGCTTAGCCCACTGGGCAACCAGGGCGTTCTTGATGCGGTCTGCCAACTCATCCACGCAAGCGGCGAGCTCCTCCTCGGTGTCGTCCTCTCTCTTTGCGCCGAGGATCATCTCCATTGCGCTGAGACCGGTAAACCGTTCGCCGTCATCCCAGCGGCTCTGATACTCAGCAACAATGCTATTGCGGATGCTTTTTTCCAGACCGTAGCCTGCTGTTGCAAGCTCTGCGTATCGGTCGTTCAGTTTCTCATAGATATCCATTTTTTGTTCCTCCTGCGTTGTTTTTGTGCTTTTCTTTACATCCTTATTATACCACAAAGCTGCCACAAGTGATACAGGCGTAGTCACCAAACTTTCCCTTATTTTTTTGTCCATTTTGTAGCAGTTGTAGCAGTTTATATTTGTCTTTCGTTGTACCTTCGTTGTCTCTCCCGGTGTGGCATTCTGGTACGATAACCGCAAAAGGAGGGGCGCTCATGTGGCACAAGTTCAACCCAAACCCGCGCGGCAGCAGCGTTGGTGACTGTGCAGTGCGAGCCGTTGCAGCTGCCACCGGGCAAAGCTGGGAGCAGGCGTATGTAGGGCTTTCCATGATGGGCTACGCATTGGGTGACATGCCAAGCGCCAACCGCACATGGGGCGCGTACCTCCAAAAGCGCGGATTCAAGCGCCGTCTTGTCGAGGCAGACTGCTCCACCTGCTACACCGTGGAGGATTTTGCAAGGGAGTACCCGCGCGGGATCTATGTTCTTGGCTGCTCTGGCCACGTTCTGGCTGTTGTCAATGGCGAGTGGATTGATAGCTGGGACAGTGGCGCAGAGTGCCCGATTTATTACTGGTACAAGGAGGACTAAGCGATGCCATACATTCCATACGGATACCAGCCCGGCTATTATGGGCAGGCAATGCCGGATCAGCTTGCACAGCTGCGGCAGAACGCCTACCAGCAGCCCATGATGGGGCAATCGGCGCAGCAGACGCAGGGCACGCCGTCCATCATCTGGGTGCAAGGCGAGGAGGGCGCAAAGGCATATATGGTTGCTGCCGGAAACAGCGTGCTTCTGATGGACAGTGAAAGCAGCGCGTTTTACATCAAAAGCACCGATGCAAGCGGTATGCCGCTTCCACTCCGGGTGTTTGACTACAAGGAGCGCACCACAGCCGCAAAAACGCCGCCACAAACGGCGCAGCAGCCCGGCGTGGAGTTTGTCACCCGGGCAGAGTTTAACGCGCTGGCAGCCCGCTGTGCGGCGCTTGAGAAGCAAGAGACTGCAAAACCTGAAACGGAGGTCAAATAAGTATGGCAAACCCTCTTTTTAACGCGCTGGGCGGCGGTATGCCCGCCATGCCAAACCCGATGGGGCAGTTCGGGCAGATGATGCAGCAGTTCCAGCAGTTCCGTGCAAACTTTCAAGGTGACCCGAAAGCAGAAGTGCAAAAGCTGCTGCAATCCGGCAAAATGTCACAAAACCAGCTGAACCAGCTGCAGGCGATGGCGCAGCAGTTTCAGCAGTTCCTCCATTAAGTCGTAACCGTGGCCACGGTTCAAGCATAAAAATCATTCAAAACACACGAAAGGAGTACAAAAATGTCTCTTTCTTCCGATTCTGCGGTTCTGACCATGCCTGTTCAGCCCGCAAACACCAACGGCGGCAACGGCTTTGGCTTTGGCAATGATGGCGCATGGTGGATCATCATTCTTTTCCTGTTCGCCTTCTGCGGCGGCTGGGGCGGCAACTGGGGCGGCAATGGCAACACCGGTGCCGGTGTCGTTGACGGCTACGTCCTGACTTCCGATTTTGCCAACATCGAGCGCAAGATGGATGGTATCAACAACGGCATGTGTGATGGCTTCTACCGGCAGGCGCAGCTTGTCAACGGCGTGCAGCAGACCGTGAGCAACGGCTTTATGTCCGCAGAGATCAGCCGCGCAAACCAGCAGGCGGCGTTCATGCAGCAGCTGTTTGCCATGCAGATGCAGCAGCAGGAGTGCTGCTGCGAGAACCGCTCTGCCATTCAGGGCGTCAACTACAATCTGGCCACCCAGTCCTGCGATACCCGGAACACGGTGCAGAACACCACCCGGGACATCATCGACAACCAGAACCAGAACGCCCGCGCCATCCTTGACGCACTGACCGCACAGCGCATCGAGGCAAAGGACGCAAAGATTGCTGAGCAGGGTCAGCAGCTGTTCTTAGCACAGCTTGCGACATCTCAGGCAGCCCAGAACGAAACGCTCAAGGCCTACATGAGCGGTCAGCTGGCCTACTACAATCCGCGCCCCGTGCCCGCATTCCCGGTTCCTGCACCTTACCAGTACGGTAACTGCGGCACTGGTTGCGGCTGCAACGGTTGCGCCTAACCGAATAACGGCAACTGACTACAATTTGTAGCCTGTTCAGCCCCTGAGCTGATTTTGCAAACCAGAGCGCCGGGGCAGTAGTCCCGGCGTTTTTATTATGAAAGGAGCATTCAAATGACCGTAACAGACTTGAAGCAGCAGTTTGTTGACCATCTGGCCAACATGGACAAAAACAAAATGAGCATGACGGATCTGAGTTTATACAGTTCTATTTTGCATACTTTGATAGACACAGAACGACCGGACTTTTCAGCTTCCTGCATGGATGTTCTGAAAAACATCTACGCAAGTAAAGCGGGGGTCTGCGCAGAAAAGGAGGAAGCGAATAATGGCTGAATTTACCTCTACCACGATCCAGACCGTGGCAGCCGGTCAGAATCTTCCCTTGACCGAAACCGCTATCAAGGGGTCGAACTGCATCAACCACCGAGCAGGTGCTGGCAATGTGACGCTGCGTGGGCTTACGAACCAGTGCAAGGCACTGTTCAAAGTGAGTTTTGGCGGCAACATCGCCATCCCTACCGGTGGAACTGTGGGCGCTATCTCTGTGGCGCTGGCTGTCGGCGGCGAAGCGCTCAACAGCGCAACCGCAATCGTCACCCCGGCGGCAGTCGAAAATTACTTCAACGTTTTCGTGGCCGCTTTCATCGAGGTGCCGCGCGGCTGCTGCGTTACTGTGGCGCTCAAAAACACTAGCACGCAGGCAATCAGCATTGCAAACAGCAATCTGATCGTTGAGCGCGTTGCATAAGGAAAGGAGTATAGCATGAGTAAGAATCTCTATGATCTGCGTGAAATGCTCTGCGAGGAGCTGGACGAGTACAACCGCGATGCCAAGAACGGCCTGAACGAGCGCGTTCTGGATACCGTACATAAGCTGACCGACACCATCAAAAATATCGACAAGATCATGATGCTGGAGGACGGCGATTATAGCCGTGCTGGTGAGTGGGAAGCTGATATGCGCGGCAACTACGGACGTACAGAAAACTATAACCGGGGCAACAGCTACGCAAACCGTGGGCGGCATTATGTGCGCGGTCACTACTCGCGCGGCGATGGCCGGGAGCGGATGATTTCTGACATCGAGAACATGATGCAGGACGCAACCGGTGCAGAGCGTGACGCATACAAGCGTGCTCTGGACATCCTGAACAATATGTGATAAGGGGGGCGGCAGGCATGGACATCGTGGAAATCAATGAGCACATCCGCAAACTGAAATGCGAAGAAACGAACTGGCAGAGCGTGGAAAAGCTTGCCGCCCTGTGCACTGTGCGAAATGAGTTGAGCGAAGCGGAAAGCCGGGAAAACAGCCCCGCTCCAAAGCCTGAACCAGTCATGCAGATGGAGTATTCCACAAGACCGCAAGAACCGCAGAGCGAATTTGTAGAGGCTGCAAGCGCTGTGCCGTTCAGCGGGCTGATGGAGGTACTGGACAGGCACATGAGCGCAATAAAAATTGCATACCCAAAGGAATATGAACTTGTGATGAAAAAGATAGGCAACTTGTAAAGATAGGCAAAATGCGCTATTTTTACATAAACAGTTATATTAGTTTACGCCATTTGTAAGCTAACAGTAATCTAACATTTTCGCAAATTATTTCGTTAATTCGCAAAATAAATTTGATTTGTAATCAGTGGGTTGCAGGTTCAACTCCTGTCACCAGCTCCAAAAAATA